CGTGGTTATCGAGCCGTTTGTTGGCCGATTTCTTGAATTCATGCAGATTTTCGATGTCTTTTTCTAAAATCGTAAGACGATTTTCTTGCTTGGTAGCTTTATCTTTCATAGAAAAATAAAGACCGATAACAGGAATTAGAGTGAGAAAAATTTGCACAATTAAACGCTCGTATTCTGGCATGCACACCTCCTACTCTTTATGTTCATCTGTTTCCATCTCTGCCAAAATGGCATCTTCAATCTTATAGCGCATTTCTCGCAACTCTTGCTCATGCTTACGCATACTGATACGATTTTTAGCGTACAGATCCGGGTCATGCAGCGTTTCAGATGTTGTTGAAACAGCTTCATTGTCTGTGTTGACTACAGTAGTTTTGACCAATTTTTGTTGGTCGCCATCTTGTGCGAAAAATTCAGCTACTAGCTGACGTGTTTTAGTGACTTTTAGCATTGTCATTTCCTCCTTTATAAACTAATTATCCGTTAATAATTAGGGATTTTTTACGATTATTAAATTTTAAATGAGACGTTGTCAAAGTTGAGCCAGTTTGAGTCAACGTTGCCTTTTACAACTATATTTCCGTTTGAATAGATACCCAAAACCGCTACTGTGTAATTGTTGTTGATTGTCGAGATATATAATGACTGTGTTGGTCTGAAACCTACTGGTAAAGTTCCTATCACTGTCTCAGTCGTAGTTTTTCCTTTGTTTGCCGAACCTCTAAAATAAACTACACCGTCAAACGTTTTTGAAAATTGGACATTATTGTACTGTTGATGATGATTCCAACCGTTTGCAAGCACGAGATTTTGCCAAGGTGTGCCTTGAGTCAGCCTTACAACATCATCTTTTGTAGCGAGCTCTTTCCATTGTGTTGGAGCCCATTTATTGGCACTGTTATAGACTCTAATAAATACACGCCCTGTCCCTATTGATGTGAAAAATTGGACGCCTTTCCAACTATCAAGCCAAAAATTTTGAAACAACCCCCATTCTCCATTTTTACCTGTTGGATTGTCATCGTATTTACCAGACCTCCAACCGAATTCTGTCGCCTGCTTATTCCAAACATCATCCCATTGTGAACTCCCTTTACCTAGTGCCCCATTATTGGAAGTCAGCTGATATTGTTGGATAGGCATATTTCTAGCATATATATCTCCCAAGACATCCAACGAACCAGCGCCACCTTGCTCTGCAACTTTACCAATACCCACGCGCCCATCTTTATCATAGCTCATGACCACACTTTCAGTTGCAACGGTTGCTGTAAATTCTGTACTTGTAAACTTGTCAGATAGAGTCCCTATGACCACAAATGACTTGGTTGCAACATAATTACCTGCCATGTTAGCGGCTGAATTATTTAAGGTGTGTTGAGTTGTCCAAATACCCGAAGCGCTACCATGATCAGCTGTAAAATTTGTACTACCTAATTGAGCTACCTTGAATGATAGGGTCATGACATTTTTTTGACTACCTGATAAAGTGATAGGAGCTATTTTAGCGTTCCTGACAACTTGAATAATATTAGGCGTTTCACGTGTTCTAAAGGCTGTAAAACTAAAAGCTGGTGCGAAATACTCAATGACATTGATTGTAATATCCCTTGTATCTGATTGCCTGCCTCGACTATCAACCACACTAGCACGTATTGTTGCTGAGCCATTAAAATTCATCATACCGAGCCTGCCACCGTTTTTAGTTGTAACCTGATTCTTGTTTACAATTTCAGCACGATATCCTGTGATAGTAGAACCATAAGCCCCAGCTGGGTTGTTAAAATTGACCTGAATATCAGAAATAATCTGTAAAAAGTTATTTCCGCTCAATAGTTGCCTAGCAACAGTATTCATATCAATCAATGTGAGACCAGAAAATGTAGGTTTCACACTTTCTGGTATTTCAAAATACCAGCCGTTTGAATAAACATCATTTCCAATTTGAGTAGTTCCGTTATATGTTCGGACACATATGTCCATCGTGCCAGACTTTGCTTTTGTATTATATCTAGCAAGGTCAATATTAGGTACGAAAGAAATACTTGTTGCATGATTTTTCCCTAAGTCAATCCATTCACTACCAAAAACTCTATACCACACTTGGTGGGTAAATGAGCTAGATTTGCGGTCAATGGTGAGAGTGTGGAGACTTCCGAGCTGTCTATTTCCTGAAAGGGCATTGTCGCTTATACTACTAGATCGAGGGATGTTTGAAAGTGTATAGTTTACCGATACGGTAATATTCCCATGCACTCCGTTGTTTGGGTCAAACGATGCCCATACTGCAAAAGTCTTAGTTCCGTCACCATTGTGAGGGATAGTTACCTCTCCACTCGCTAACGTGACTTCATTTCCTGACGTGTCAAAATCTGGATGACTGCTATGCACACTTGACCCATTCAACCATACAGACAAGCTACTAATATTCCCGTATGTCCACGTTCGATAGGCTCCATCGCGGTCAACTGTAGCTTTCCAACTAACCCTTGAGGAGTTACTAGCAACGTCTTGACTAACTTGTTCAATATAAATATTCAAGTGTAATGAACCGCTAGAATTAATAAATTTAGTCATTTTCTTTTTTTAACCTCCTACATATCGTATGACATTCACATCTTTATTAAGATAGTATTGCTCTGTTCTAAAACGCCCAATTTGAACTGATGCGGTGAAAATACCATTATCAATGTTTATTACACCTTGAGAAATGTACATAACCTCTTTACCAGCTGAAAACATTGATATGCGATCATGAGTCACCTTGATTGTCGAACTTGCATCATTCTTACCGATAATCAAGCCCTCGTTTGTGCTTTTCATGTAAGTATCAATGAATGTTTTAAGCTCTGCTAATCCTCCAAATTGAGTTGTCAACAAATCAATTCTTCTTCCTGCTTCAACCAAATCAGACTCAGATTTTTTTTGACTGTCTGCATTTAATTTCACAAAAGCATTATATGCTTTTTCTAATTCACTAAATGCCTCCATCGATGCTTTCGCTTTCATTTCAGCCTCTAAAATCTGCGATTTCTCGTTAAGGGCATTCAATTGCTCTTGAGTCAGCCCTTGGTCAGCTTTAGAGTCAAGCTGTTTTTGAGTTTCTGACCAGTGAGGTTGCCAACTTGTAATAGGTATAGTTCCAACTGTTAAAACTGCCCAATCAGCATTACCAGCCCCCTCAAGTTCGACAGTGAAAAATGAAACAGTATCACCAGCATTAAGGTTTTTCTTGGATGTAAAAGTAGCGCTCCAAACATCCAACTCAAAGCTATATGCTAAATTTATCCACTGCCAGCTATCGCTAGAATTTTCACGAATCCCAAAGTTAAGTGTACTGTTATCACTCCTCCACCATCTAGCGCTTAATGTGTACTGTTTGCCAGCCTTTAAGGGCTCAGCTAAGATGAAATTTTGCTGGTGCTTATTTCTCCATCCGATATTTGAATCCAATAAGATATTACCTGATTGCTCAGTCGTCCCAAATAAGGCTGTCCATTTATACAGCGTAGGATCTTGACTATCCGCCTCAGTGAAATCCGTCAAAGTACCTAGATAGCGCTTATTCGTGCTATCTGTTGTACTGAAACCATCACGACCATCAGCAGAATTTGCCCATGCCCTGTGAAAATACGGTGTTCTACCATCTGCTCCTTTCGCTCCCGGTACACCTTGCGCACCATCTTCACCTTTCCACTTTGTCCATTTATAAACCGTTGGATTATTACTATCTGCAGCATTGAAATCGACATACATACCAATATATGGCTTATTGGTATTAGTTCGGCTAAAACCTCCTCCAACTGCATTATCTGCGTAAGCAATATGAGTGTACTGGGTTCTTCCGTCTGTCCCTCTAATTCCTGGAACACCTTGATCACCTTGTAATCCACGTTCTCCTTTTTCCCCATGTACACCAATAACAGTAGGCTCTGTGGTTTTGCTTGTACCGTTTGTGTATAGCTCAACTCGATAATTCCACAAATAACGCTTATCTGATGTGATAGACTGTGGAGTAGTTGTCCACCCTGTACTTGCTCTTGTGATACCTGTTGAGACTGTAGTAGCTAAATAGTAATTAGTGACATTAGAAATACCAGTACCATCTGCCCCTTTTATCAACGTCCACTTATACACTCTGTAATCTGTACTATCTGCCTGAGTGTAATCTGTGTATGTTCCGATATACGTTTTATTTGTACTGTCAGTAGTTGAGAAACCTTGTGAGCCGTTATTTGATGTGGCGTAAGCTATGTGTAAGTATGGTGTCCTACCATCTGCGCCAGCCTTACCTGCCACACCATTTGCACCATCAGAGCCTTTTACAAGTGTCCAATTGTAGTCGGATGGAGTAGTGCTATCAGCGCTATTAAAATCAACATACATCCCAATATAAGCTCTATCAGAGGCACTTACAGAAAAATCCTTAGTTCCATCAGCACTATTACTATAAGCTATGTGAGTGTATTGAGTACGGCCATCTGCACCATTGCGACCAGGTAATCCTTGTTCACCTCTTGCGCCTTGCAAGCCATCTAAACCACGTTGTCCCGGTTCTCCTTTATCGCCTTTTTCTCCCTTGTCTCCTTTCACTTTAGCCCACTTGTATTTTTTGGGGTCTGTGCTGTCGTTTGGTTCAAAGTCTGTATAAATACCAATATAGAGTTTATTGATTGAGCTATCAAGACTAAATCCATCTGTTCCTGTTGCATTATTAGCCCATGCTGTATGGACATAAGGAGTACGGCCATCTCGCCCTGGAGTTCCAGGTGTACCAAGTTTTCCATCAACAACATTAACAAGCGATATCTCATCAACAGCAACCTCTTTATTTCCGATGTAAGCTGCAACTGTCAGAGTAACTGTATCAGTTACATTTGAGCCTCTAACTAAGTAAGTCATCCCTGTTGTTACTTCTCCATCAAGCGCCCATCGCCAAGTAACACCAGCAACGACTGGTTTTCCTCCCTTGTATAAGGTTGGGGTTACTAGACTTTGGCCGATCTGATTTTTAAAGATAACACCATTGTCCGTTGATAATTTGATAGTATATGGTTTAGCAGCTTCAAACAATCTCTCAAAAGCCGCTTGGATACCACTAGATAGATTATTTTTTAGAGCTTTGAAATTTGCAAAAGTTGTCTTGTTCCTATTTGGATTTGTAAAACTAATTTTTTGTTCTAAAACTCTTGCTCGAACCATGAGAGTTGGATTAAATCCATCATCATTAATTTTAATAGTATCCCCAATCTCAACATCCACAAAACCATCAACATCATATGTGATAGCTGGGTAGCAATGTTTTTTCAGTTCATTATATGCAAGCCTACGCAACTCTTTTGGATTGTCTGTCTCATAGGAAAAATCTCGTCTAATCCATTGATCTTCTGCTGTCCCAGATGTAAATGTAGATGGGTACATTTGCATCGATAAAGGTGCGTATAGCGACTCATTTCGTTGATAAAATTCAATAATCCCTCTATCATTTTTAACAGACCAAGCATCCAAACCTTTTAAGGTCACGATTTCCTCGACTTCTTCGCCTTTTGCATTCTTAACTCGTCTTTTACCAGTTGGTCTAATCGTGTTAAAAACATCAGTCTTATCAATCTTACGCTTAATAGATTTCAGGTTTTTACCATAATTTAATTGAATATCATCTCTGATACGACCAACCCCTTGATGATTCTCATCATACTCACGATACACATTAACTTTAAAAGATTTGATTGAACTATCTGCATTTAATTTTGTATCAAAATCAATCTCTGCATCAAATCTAGTAGCAAGACTGAGTAATCGAGCAAGTTTTGTATCTTGTCCCTCCCATTCAAGCGTACGTTTTTGGTCTGAAATCTCATTAATCCCAATTGATAGATGAGTATAATTCAACAAATCCATAACTTCGCAATACTCTTTGAAAGACATTGCCCTATCAGCTTTATATGGGTTAGCATACTCATTAATCAACTCAAGATTAAGATTTTCGCAATAACATTTTATGGTTTTCTCATTTTCTTCAATCGACATCACACTAAAAACATAACTCTTGCCGTGATACTTGAATGAAACAAAGGCTTTCTCATTCAATTGATTGTATGCTTTCTTTTTCGTTGTATCAGATTTGATTGCTTTTTTAAATACAGTAAATTCAAAAGTTGACGAACCTGTTTCTAAACTTCTTGTCCAAGTATCATCGTAATAATTTAACGTACCTTGTTTTTCGTTATCAATAAATGCTACCTTTTGTAAATTTGCATCATGGATTGTTAAAAGCATAATTAGATCCACCTCTCTTCAAATTCGATTGTTACAGTTGGTTTTTTCTTAACAAAACGTGAAAAATACAACTCTAGTTGAGATTTTCCTGGAGGAATTGCTGGCCAATGTGAACCGTCTACAACTTCGCTTACTTTAGATATCCCATCAATATACACACTATCGTCCTCACTGTTGATTACAACATTTGAACCTGTTGGATAGCGATTAGGAATGTCTCTACTCTTTGTCACAAAGTCTTTTCTATACATGAACTCATCAACATACATATGTGATACAAGAGGCCAGTCTCTGAGTGCTCCAAGCGTGATATGAATTTTTGCTGATTTTTTCCCTTTTAATTCAGGGACAAGATAGTCATAATGAGAACCGTCAAAAAAAACTTGAACTCTGTCATCGTTTCTTTTCAACTCTGTCCAGCCCTTTTCTGCGCTAAATGGATCAAGTTTGCCTACTTGAGCCCCTGTCCCAGTAAAATACCACCATTTTATGAACTTGTATCCGCCCTTCCCATCAGTAGTGAAAAAGCTATACTCACAATCCAGTGTCTGATATCGCTTATATGTTTCTACTCCATACAAGAAATTACCGTCAGTGTCAGATACAGTAACCTTGATGAAACCATATTGGTTAGCGACAGCTGCCATAAAAACTTGTCTCCAAAGCAGATAGTCATTCAATGAACCAACTTCTCCGCTACTATCAGCAGGGATAGTCCATGTCAAACTTTGTGCATTATTTCGATTTTTTTCAACTGTACCACGGTTTGATAATTCGATATGATTACGCCCCCACATACTTGTTGTACTCAAAGTGCCAACAAGGCGCTCCTTATTATCATTTGTTACAGCTACTTCTTTAGTTCCATTTTGAAACCCTTTTAGAATATTAGCCCCTCTATAATCTATCAATGTTTCAGAGTCTCTGTACTTTTCAGTATCAGCCTCTTCACGATTTCCTAATTCAAACGCCGCTCTGTTGTTAACAACTCCAATATATCCATTCTCTGAGTTGTGTTTAATTCTAATAATTGGATAAGCTGGCTCTGTTCCTGTATTTGTTAAATTAAATACTATCCTATCCGGTGTGCTTGTTTCATTTGTATCGATATCAAAATTTTTTAAAGTCGTGCTGTGAGCCACGCCATCAGGAATTATTATTTTTAACTCTGAGCGCTGGAACCATCTTGTCAAATTTTCTGGAGTAATCTCATCCACTGGTAACCCCATATAGTATTTGTCTGGCTCATCGCCATAAGTAATCTTTACTGGTTCTAAAACGTTTAGAACGCCTGCCAAATCATGCTTTAATTGTTCCATTTCAATTGCATTTGTGGTTTTGATGTCAAATTTTATGATATGCTCTTTCTCGCCACGTTTCACTTGCTGAATATTAACCCCCAATAAAGGAGCGTTATCTGTTGATACGCTCCTTTTGTTCCCAATGGGGCGGATAATATCTTTTATTCTAAAGAAACGTGACATATCAACACCGTTGAATGTCATTTCTTTTGTCATGTAACTATCCCTCTCATTCTATTTTTTACCCTAGTATTGTGAGCTTGTGCATTAGTGTAAGCATCGATAGTACCTCCAACTAATTCTCCGGTTTCAAGCACGATATCAGTTGATTTATTAACTAATTTGTCACCTATCCTTAGCAATTCATCAAATACGGTCTTTTGGTTGTTGTCTTTCACTTCAACGCTTGCTTTGATCGCTTTTTCAAGATCTGATTTAACTTGTACGACCTTAGACAACTTAGTTTTACCAACACCAATAATATCCTCTGCTTTATAACTAAACGCCTGTATATTGTCATACATGCCAACCATAGCTTTATCAACATATTTGGTGTTCTTCTCGATACCAACAGCAACACCCATTGGCAAGAAACGACCAACGCTATCTCTAAACAAACGTGATGGTGAATGGATTTTGGCTTTAGCCCTTGCCGCTCTCTCTGCTTGTGCTACTAGTGCATCAGCTGCTGCCGTAACTGCTCCTAATGCCGAATACATACCTTGAGCAAGCCCCTGCCCAATCATTGAACCAATGCTACGCATCGAACCAACACCAGACATGCCAACAGACCTTACAGAGCTCATTAGAGCTTTCATAGCTCCTTGAGATTGTCCGATACCTCCCCTAATACCTTGAGCGATATTCTGGGCTGTTTGTTGACCAATTTGGCGACCTTGTGCCCCCATCTGACTACCAACTGATTTAATAACAGATAGAATAGCTTGCATAGATGATTCCACTTGTCCACGCATGTTATTAAAAGCTGAAATTACAGCTTGAGTGCTAGTCGCCATGCCTGTTACTTGGGATGAGGCACTAGTGGCACTAGAGCCCACTTGTATAAATCCTGATGATACAGTCGCTAAAGCCGTACCAACAATCATGACCCAAGAACCCAACATAGTAAATGATGTTCCTGCCATCATCAATGCTGGTGTCATGGTCATAATTTGGGAGTTAAACATAGCGATTGGGGCATTTATTGCCTCTAATCCTGCCACGCTACTTAAAATCTGTGCTGTGAAAATAGTAAAGCCAGATACTGCCATTGTCATAATAGATGGTAAAAGACCTAAAGTTGTTGACAACAATGTTATCTGAGTTGAAAAATTAGTAAGCCCTGTAACTGCCATCATAGATGATGTAGCAACTAAAGACATAGATGTCCCTATTGTTTGAAAAGAGCTTGAAATTCCAGCAAAGCCAGAGCCAAGATTTTTAATTGCTGCATTAAGTTTCTCAATGTCACCAGTAAATCCAACTAAGTTCCCTGCATAAGATGCTGCACCTAACCCTGTAACAGCTGCTGCTAGCGCTCCAACTCCTGCTGCAGCATTCATAATGCCACCTGCATTGCTAGCAATCTTAGCTAGTGAGTCACCTATCTGGGTGAACGAGTTTCCAACTGACTCAATTACACCTTTAATTCCATCTAATACAGTTCTAATGGCCTCTCCAACACTCTTAAATACATTTGCTACACCCTCAAGAGCTGTCTTAATCGCTGTACCGAAACTCTCAACAACTCGTGCAGCACCATCAAGGGCTGTTTGCAACCCTTGACCGATACCTTGAGCCGCTGTGCTTATAGCTTGACCTGTTGCTGTGATTGCTCCCTCTGCATTCGCAAAAGCATTTACAAGTATTGAGAGGCCGTACGCTGCAATGGCAATACCTGCACCAATTAAAGCAACTGATGCTCCAAATGCAAGTATCCCAACAGCGCTAGCCGTCAAAGCTGGCCCCAACAAGGCAAATATACCTGCTAATACAGCTATACCAACTCCAAGGCCAAGCATTGCCAATTGGGCACTTGTTCCGGCATTGCCTAGTTCTATTGCTGCTTGAACTAATATATAGATACCACCAGCAACTAAAGCCACACCTGCACCAACCATTAGCATTGCAGCCCCCATTGATAGCCATTGTGCTGGGCTGGCCATTGATGCCGCTTGACCAAAACCTTGGGCAACTGTTGAGATAGCAGTTGCTAGTCCTTGTAGTACTGTTGAAATACCTTGTGAAATAGATGTGATAAGAGAACCAAGCCCAGAAAAAACTTGCTCTATGATACCTTTAGATTGAGTCGCTGATGCTCCAGCACCATCAAATGCCTCTGTAGCATTCTTTTTGAATAACTTGAACGGATTGAGTTTTCCGATGATATCAAATCCTTTGAATTTAGATAACAAAGTCCCCAATACTGGTAGTAATAGCGCAAAAATAGATGGATCTATTCCAGACAAGAACTCTCCAATCTTGCTTGCGATTTTACCGATTGCCTCAACAACTTCATTAACTTTATTCCTGAAAGTCTCGCTAGTGGTATATGCTTGAATAAACCAACCAACCAAAGCTCCAATACCTGCAATAGCAAGACCCCAAGGATTGGACAAAGCTATTTTTAACAACCCAAAAGCAGTTTTTAGGCCAGTTATAGCCTTAGTTGCAATTGATACTGTCTTGAACGCTGCAACCATCCCAATCACTGCACTAGCGATTGCTTGAATAGTACCAGGTGGTAATGAGGAAATAAATTCAGCCCCTTTAGTAGCAGCATCTGCAAGAAACTTAATCACCTCACCTAAAGTTTTGGCAATCTTATTAAAAATTTCCCCACTACCAGCTAAAGATGAAAAGACATGACCTATTGCATCTTTCACTGCATTAAAAGCTCCAGCTACTGCTGTTAGAGCTCCCGTGTCTTTAAAACTAGATAAAAAACTACCAACTTTATCAAAGGTTTTCATGATATTATTTACCATTTCCTCTGGCAACATCTTCTTCAACCCTGCCTCTATCTCTGGTTTAGCTGATGCTAAAAATGTTGAGATAGCTTTTGGCAAAGATTTGAAAGCATTGCCTACCATCGGTATAAAGTTTCTAAAGATAAATGTTGATGCTGTTTTAGCAAGGTTCTCTAATGGTTTGCTAATATCTCCTCCTGTGGTAAGGTTTCCTAAGAAATCCTTAAATGCAGCTTGCATAGATGCAAAAGATCCTGAAAATGTTTCGGCTGCCTCTTTAGCAGTAGTACCAGTAATCCCCAGTTTCTTTTGTACAACAGAAATTGCTTTAACCATGTTTGCAAAGGACAAGTCACCCTCATTCACGGTCATATTCAACTCCTCTTGCACATCTTTGTAACTAGCAGCATCTTTTATTAGTCGTTGCATCTCTGCTTTTGTTCCACCGTAACCAAGTTTTAGGTTATCTAGCATTGCATAGTTACCACGCGCCAATGACTGGTAAGTTTGAGTAATGAGTTTCATATCAGAACCCATCTTGTTTGCGTTGTCTGACATATCTGTCATTGCTGTATTCGCTAACTCAGCAGCCTTTGCTGTATCTCCTCCCAAAGAAGAAATCAAGCTGGCAGAAAATGATGTTACATTTTCCATGTACTCATTAGCTGATACTCCAGCTGTTCTAAAAGCCTCATTAGCATACTGTTTAACAGTACCAGCTGAGTCTTTAAAAAGTGTCTCAATACCACCAATAGATTGTTGTAATTTTGCCCCCTCATCAATTGCCGATGAAAAAGCGCTTTTAACTCCTCCTGTAAGTGCACTAATTCCACTCATCAACGCTCCACTAACTAAGTTTGCTCCTAAAACTGATTTAAAAGCTGAACCTAGCCCACCTAATGATGATTTCAGACTATTTATATCCCCTTGGGCTTTCTTACCATCCAAATCAACCGCAATGGTTACTTTACCGTCTGCCATGTTCTACCTCCTTTCTTTATTAAATATTTGGCAATGCGTATTGCTCCTGCAGTTCACGCATTTTTTGTTTTTCTTTTGAACTTTCCCCTTTTGAGGGTTTCCACGCTCTAATTTTCATTACCTCAACAAACTTTGTTCCATCTGGTAAACCAGATAATAGGGCATTGAACTTCTGCCAATGCAATTTCCCTTGTTGTTCAATCAAATCAATGTTATAGGCCTGCATAAACGATGAAAAAATGTACTCGCCATCATATTTGATATTAAATAAGGGTTTATCATCGTAATCTTGGGCATCTTTGGTTTTTTTAGGCAATACATTCCCCTCGATATCATACCTATCAACCTCATCAATAGCCCTAGTAACCTGTATGTGCTTTTCAAATATATCTGCATAGATAGCTAACGCCTGCCTTGTATCCATATCCTTAAAAGTTACATCATCGGTTAATTTTGCTAGAGCTAGTTTTGGTTTAAGTTCTACTGGGATATGTCCTTTACCCCACATATCAAAAATCCATAACACCCTATCAAACGACAATAAAAGCTGATACTCTTTGTTATTAAGTACCAGCTTGTCATCCATTCTTTTGGAAATATCAAACATTATTCAGCAAGATACTTCTTGAAATTTTCATCGTTTAGTTTCTTCTTCCATTCTTTTTGAATTGTTGCTGAAACCTGTAAGAATACATTGAGATAATTCCAAGTGTTTTCACCAGCTACCTCATAGATTTTTTGAGGGGCATCCTCATCAAACATTGCTACAAAGAACTCATCAACCATAGGTTTTAGAGCTTTACGCCCCTCTTTGTCATTCATGTTCTCTGCATCTTTCTGATAAGCGCCTACCTTATCCTCTAACTCTACAGCCTTTTCTTGAATTTGAGCATCTTTTTTATCGGTTGCTCGATAATCAAGACTAAACTCTCCAAAGTCAAATGACAGAACTTTGCTGCCTAAATCAATTACAGTTTTGTTTGACATGATAATTTCCTCCAAAATGTCTATTAGTTATGTAGTGGACTATCCACCAATTCCAGCTTCAACTGGCTCTTTAATCCATTTGATCGTACAACCAAATTCTTCATACGCTGTTGCATCGCCTGCTCCTGCTTTGATTTCAGAAACATTGGCAACTTGTGTATAAGTTTTCTTGCCGTCAGCTGTAGTTACTCGATGCCATACGCGGCGTGCCTCACCTGTTTTGTAACGCATAGCGGCAATCATCGCTTGAGCTGCATCCTCTGGATCATAGATCCCCTCAAATGAGTAACCACCAACAACGGTTAGTACAGTTTCCTCTGGCGTACCGTCTCCATCGTAGTAACCAGTGTCATCTGTATCTTCATCCGTTTCATCATCAATAGTTTCAATGTACTTAGCAAGTCGTTTCCATGCCTCTGTGCCAGGTACAACTGCTGGGTTTTTAGGGTCAAATGGCGCAATTTCGTGTTTGCGCTTGGCATTTTTTTGACGTACCATTATGTCATCCTCCTGTTATTTCTAGTTTTGCGGTTACTTGCATTGAGTAAACAAAATAACCTTGTTCATCCTTGCCATTTATTCCTGGTTTGTCCACTTTCAATGATAAGAATGTGTAAGAGTTGTCTGTACTAGGTAAATCAATATCAAATGATGATAAATCTCCATTGATAAGCCAGATAGTATCAATTGCTACTGCATTTGATTTACTCTTTACAGCAATCTCAAATGGTAGTGATACTTCCCTAGTGCCATCCATGTACTCTTTGTCAATAGTTCCACCACTTAAAGCATTGATAACTAAATCATCCTTATCATCTTCAAAATAATCTAGCCTTGCTTTTAATGGCAATTTTGTGATGTTGTTAATATGTGCCAGTAGCACATCTTGAAAGTTTTTGTTGTTTTGCATTATCTGATACCCATTCCTTTAATAGCCGCCTTTTTTAGCTTGTCTATGTTTGCTTTTAACGGTTTATCCCATCTGCTACCAGTACCAGAGGTTGTATATTTCCTAAAAACAACAATCCCATTAGTACCGTGGAACTGCGCCCGAGCATAAACCGTGTTATAACTCACATTTCCATTAGGCTCTACACGTCCAGAGGCTCTTAATGCCCCTCCACCAGCCCTGAGAGGTACAGAACTATCCATAATAAGCAAAGCCTCACTACCTGCAGCAATCTTGCCACGTTGCATAGCTTGAGGTGATACTTTTTTCTCTACCCCTGCAAGATCAATGCTCACTCTGACATCTGCCATTATGTAACTTCAACCTCATAGCTAAAAATTCTCCCATTAAGGTAATTGGGTTGATAACCTATCACAAGGTAATCACGCGCCCCATCATTCATAACTGCACCCAGCCAACCATCATCAACTGTCACATTCACAAACTTAGGGTAAATGTAAACAACGCCTGCTTTCTGTCTAGTTTTAGAGTTGTTAGTACCTGTAACAACCACCGACCTATCAAACCTTACCGGTTTAATATCCAATGGCTCAGAGTACCTGATATCTCCATAGTTATCTTTGCCCTCAACCTTACGAACTGTAACAACATCTTGTAATAAGCGTTTATCTATCATAATCAACTCCCACAATTAAGCTAAATCCAGCTTGTTTCAGGGCATTTTCAGCATCAAAGCAAAGGTTGAATTGTTGTCCTGCTGAAAACCGTTGTTTATTGCCGTAATTAATTGATGTGCGACCAATAGAAACGCTTGCCATAGTTTGTTTTTCGTCAGCTGTCATGATGCCAGAGTTGTTCAAATAATCAATCTGAAAACCCATAGCTAGCTTTACAGCAGATTTGCGATACTCAACCTCTTTCTCAAAGTCAATATGTTTTTGATAAATTCCTTGAGTATAGAGATTGATAGCAATTTCTGCTCGTTTAGCTAACTTGTCAAAATCCGTTACATCATCAAAGCCTAAGTCAGTAACAAACTCATCTTTTGTTAAATAAGTCATGCGTAACCTCCCTTAAAAATAAAGGGTGTTGCCACCCCTTATTTATTCAGTAGCATCAGCTTGTTCAGATTGTGTAGATACATCTTCTACAAGCTCTAAAACTGCATTGACATCCGGAAATGTTTGCTTGAGGTCTTTATTGACTTGATCGGCATAATTCGGTTCAAGCTCAACAAATTCTCCCTCTGTCACATAAATACCAGGTGTCTTTAGAATTAGGTTCTTAATTGCTTTATACTTAGCCATTATTCTTTACCTTTGTCCTTAGTTTCCTTTGGTGTTTCAAGCTCGCCACCATCTTCCACCAATTCCTCAAAGCCATCTGCCATAAGTTGTACCTCAAGCTCACTACCCTCTTGCACGGTATAAACTTGATTTTCTTTGATGTATTTCTTCATCTGCTACCTCCTATGCTGATTTATGTGAAACGTAAACCCCATCTTCTTGAGATTTCAAGACAAACAAATCATGATACAAACGGTTTTGGTATAGATAACCATCACCCTCTGTGTGTTGCCCAGGAGCAAAGAGATAGATAGAGTTGAATTTAGCTTTGGCAATGATAGCTGTCTTAGCCACGATCAAGAAATTGATATCTTTACCGCCACCAGCTTTCACAAATCCAGTTGTGAAATCAAACTGAGTTTTGAAACGTGCATCATCCCAAACCTCGATAAGTTGCACTCCATCTAGCGATGTTACACGTGTGTCAATTCCTTGAGGTGATGTAGTAGCGATTGCGCGTGTAAAGTCTTTAGCACGCTCTAGGGCATCCATTACCTCGCTAGATACATACATGACAAGATTTGATGCTCCATATTTACGCATTGGCAAAATAGCAGCTTTCAAAATGCCGTAGACATTTTCCGGTGTAATGCTATCCTCTTGCTTGAAATGACTACCATTGATGGCAGCTGTGGCAATTTTAGAAAAGCGGTAAGCATCAACTTCTGGTGTTGCATGTTCTGAAATGAATGTATTTGAGATGTTAGCGGCTGAAAGCTCTTGGTTTGTTTCGTCAACATCTGCTGTATCAACAAAAAACTCAACATCTCGGTCAAATCCAAGAGTATAAACGTTTTTATCGTTTGATACTGTACCTGAGTTGTAACCCTTAGAGCGTGTATGTGCCTTATATCCTGTTACAGAGATTGTTGGCAATTCAAATGATTTTGCACCGAGCCAATTTACTTTTGGCGTTTCAAGAATGGCAGTCAATGAGCCTTGCATAAGGCGTTTTTCAAACTGCCCCTCATGTTTTGTGATGTAATTGATTGACATCTACTATTCCTCCTTTTTATTCTGTTAGCCCTAATGCCTGTGCAAAGGCATCTGGTGCTGGGTCTGTTGCTGTTGGATTTCCAAACGCAACGATATTTGGGTTAGGCTTGCCATCTTCTTCTGCTTTAAAAAGATATGGGTCACTTTCCTTTAGACCATTGAGGATGTCATCTAGTTTAGGTTTGCCATTGTCATCTAGTTCAATGGCATCAACATCAATAAACTTCATCAAGGTTGATGGATTGTGTGCTGTGGTATCTTTCAAAGCAAGGTTGATAGCATTCACCTTATTTGTTTTTGCCAGTTCATCAGCAGCCTCTTGTTTATACTTGTCATAATCCGCTTGCAATTTATCAATCGCCTCTTTTTGTTCAGCACTGATACTTTCAAGCGATTTCAAGTTTTCAACTTGCTCCTCTGCTTTTTCTAACTGGGATTTGAGACTATCTCGCTCTTGTGTGATAGTTTCCAAGGCTGATTTGTCCTCGTTGAGCTCTTTTCCTCGCAAGGCAAAGACTGATTTAGCCTGTTCCTCTGTCAATCCAAGTTTGAGTAGTTCCTCTGTTGTAAATGCCATTTGTACCTCCTTAGTTCTTTTTAGGTGGACAACTCCCACCGAAAAGCAAAATATTATTTACTATTTCAGTTTACTTTGGATGGAATGGGATTTTTTACGGTTTTAGGCACAAAAAAAGAGGGTTGTTTAGTAACCCTCTTGATAATTAGATATATGCTCTTTCTCTACTGTAATCACGGCTTAAAAATTCGTGTTGTTCTACAAGAGCTCTTATTTTCCCTTGATAAGCTCTAACTTTTAGCCTCTCAGCTTGTATCAGATCATCATCACCTAATGTACTAGCATAGTGCAATCTTTCTTTGTGATGCTTGATATTGCGCTCTAAGGCTCTTTGTTTAGCCTCGATGCGTGCATTTTCTTCTGCCTGTTCTGGCGTTAGGTCTTTCATATAGTCTGGCAAGTCTGGTATTTCATTTACTCCTACGATAAAAGGCGTAAGATAATGACCACAATGGACACCTAGACATCCCCCAGCAGTACCAAAACCATAATCTAGCAAACTATGAATAGTAAGGCCGTTTATTGTTCTGCCTTGACCTTTAGTGACAATCTTACCTTGCAATGGAGCACATGCAGCTCTAGCAGACGACTTGATAGAGTAGTAAAAAGTATCTATCCCTAATTCCTCTGCAGGCCTTGTACGCATATCATTGTAAACCCTGTAAGTTGTCGTTTTAATAATTGCTCTGGCATAGCTATCTGCTCGCCATTCTCTCCCTGCGCTGTCAGTAAATCCAGTAAAGCCCTTTTTTTGCCAGCTCATGATAGTATCATTTAACGCCCTGTCACTTGTTTTAGTCCCTGATACCACTTGGGCAACTGTCTGCTCTACAACCGATTTGAAAACAGTCTGTATGCTTGCTGGTAATGTTGAATTGATAAGATTAAGGTCACTTATAGCTTGTTGAGTATAGGACTCAAGAGCATCGATTACACCATTTCTAACTTTGCCACTAGATTCCCTTTTTAAATCTTCCTCTAGTTGCTCCTTTGTGTCCTTATAGACCTTTAATCCCTCGTTAGCAATGACCTCTCTCAAAAGACTTTCAGCAATTCCTGTACGTTCAACAATAATCTTTAAGTTCTCCTCATTCAGCATGTACATATCGTTGAGCTTTTCTAGTTGCCATATATACGGATTTTTTGCAAGGTCAGCATTGCCACGCTCTTTAAGTCGTTTTATCATGCTATCAAACAACTCAATTTGCATTTTAGAGTAAATATCACTCACGCCCTGCATGTGCAAAGAAAATCGCTGATCATTTAGAGTTGGCATTTTGCGTTTATCAGTCATTTTCAACTCCTTATGTGTCGTTTATTGTAATTTATAGCAGTTTATAGCTACTCCTCTTCTGCTTTCTTCTCTGTTTTTCCATACAAAGCCAGTTCTGCATCACTCTCTGGTGGTAACTCTCCATTAATTTCAGCAAGTTCTCTCTCTGCTTCTTCATTTGTGATGTTCAGTACTTTAGCAATACCTCTTTTCTGTGTCGCAAATCCAGCTGCTACCATCTTCATCCAGTAATCAAGCTCTGCATGCCTATCAGTAAATACACCATCATCCAAATTAACTGAAATATCATCAAGCTCCGGAATTTCTCCGCCGTAAATCCCTACCGCTTTGCCCAACTCACACATAGAAACACAAAGCTCTTTGATAGCTTGTTCAACAAGTGCCACAATACTATTCCGCATTTGATAGGTGTCTGAGTTCTCGCTTACAATCTCCGTTGCTGTCTTGACCCCTTGCCCATCAAATGTAAACATGCCACTAGATACACCAATCTGCATTTCAAAGAGCTTCAAACCCTCTGAAATGGCTGAAATATAATCTGATGAGCGGATAGGAGTTGTGAGGTCAATAATGCTCCCACTATCCATATTACCTACCCCTACTTGCATGTAAACATTTTGGTCAGTATCAAAACGTCGCTTAAATTTGATTTCACCGTGGATATCTTGTACTTTGAGTTGCGTTATTTGCTCAGGCACAATCACGCGCCTTTGACCCATCTTAATTTCCCACATAAATTCATCGTACGTGCGATTGATAAAATCAATAGTGGTCTTTGCGTTATCAAAGATAGATAAACCAAGAGGGCTGTTGATATCTTTATTATTCATGCCTGGTGTCTTGAGGTAAACAAACAACGGGCGTGACAATCCTTGTATCGTTGTCACTGGTTGCAAGTCAGGATATAGCTCGCTCAAATTTACACGATCACCCAGCGTGCCATCTGATGTTGATTTGTATAACTCATTAGTGATGCGGTATAGGTTTTTATCTTTTGTACTCCCTACCTCTTGGCCATCTTGAGTTACCCACTCATGAAACTCAACTAACGTATAATATACATTCTTTTTGCTCTCTGACTTAATTGTCTTTGTGAGGATTGCAGCGCTTGATACATCCTGTGTATTGCTCTGTAATGGCAAAAACACCGGTGCTTGAATAAATGCCACACGTATCTTGTCGCCATCGACGTAAGGGCGCATAGCAAGTCCACCAAGCGCCAAACAACTTTCAAGATATCTTTCAAAATTTTTGTTAAACCTATCGTTACCTAACATATCATTAAGAAAGTCATTTAGCGTATCATCATCTGCTGTGATCTCTGCTTGTTCATTATAGACAAGGCTGGCAATCTTTTTGGCTGCAGTTCGTGCAATCGGCAAGTGTTGCATCTTTCTACGCTTTCTGTCGCCATCGGTGTTGATGTACTCCACATCATCAAATTTAGATTGATAGTAAGCTAGATTGAGCTGTATCCTGTTAAATTCGGATTGTGTTACAGCTACCTTTGGGTGCTCCAAGATGCTGTTTAGGTTTGATGTTTCCATGTTATACCTCCCACGGTTGAAAAAGTCTTTTACTTTTTGAATTAAGTTCATTGTTGCCCTCCTTATGAATTACCAACACGCAAACCAAGTATCTTAGAATTGTCTAATATAAAATACTGGGCAACATCGCATGTATGGTCATCATCTTTGATGACATTTGGGCTATCGGACTGCAGTGTCTTTTCATCCCACCTGTACATCTTATGTTCTTCAATAAATACCTTGTTATTCTCTGTATCAAGGTAATAAAAGCGACCTTGTGCTAATAGTGATTGGAATGTATCAATCATTGTCACTTTCTTCAATTTAGCCACCGGATGCCATCTGATACTGAAATCAAGATACATCTGGTTTCTCAATGCTCCCTCTGCACTATCAATCGTATATTGCAAAATAGGTACTCTGTACTTGCTGACAACCGATTGTATAAAGCCGTTGATGTCCTGTGATAGTTGGCTAGGTGCTTTCTTTATCACTTGGCCAGCTGGTGAGTAATACCAGGTATCAAGTAAGATAACCTTACCTTTAGCAGTTATCCCAAAAGCACAACATGCAGTAGCTGACTGCTGATGCCCACCGTCCAATGCAAAAGATATACCTATCAGCCTATCATCACTAGGCAAAGCATCTAACGGGTGAAATGTACTCATGTTATAGATATTATTCCCTAAACCAACTGACTCACCTAGATAGACATACCTGTAATAATCATAGTCATTCTTTTTTATACGCTCGATATCAGCCAACATCTGATCATTTACAAATCCTAACTCATCATCAAGATAAGTGCTAGAATGGCATAAGTAATTATCTTGCGTATTCATTTCCTCATACCACTCATTTATCCAACTGTACGGATTGATAGGAGGGTTATATGACCAAAAGATTTTAACAAATTGAGCGCGTGGGTGTTTCTGCCTCATAAATGTAATGTTAGTCTGGTCAAATTCTTCTGCGCTTGAAAATTCAGCAGCCTCTTCATACCAAACAGCTATAATATTTCCGATGTTGTTTGATTTCAACTTTTGGTAGTCATCGAGGCCGTAAAAATAAAATGTTGAGCCTGTCTTTTTGTGACTTATTTTAAATGGGCTGACTGTCATCTTAAAACGACTAGTTAGACCAAACAACGATAGTCCCCATTGGATTTGATTGTACACACTATCACGGATTGTATTAGCTACTTTACGGATAATGACAATATTGGCAGTTTCACCCCTTATGATGTACCAAGTCATCATGACAATCAGCTTTAAGGTAATAACTGATGATTTGAATGAGTTTCGCCCACCTTTCAAAATGTTGTAAGGTTTCTTGGATTTCCAAACACTCTTGAAATGAGGATTGACATTTTTTTGAATATCAGTTATCTTCATCGTCACCCTCCCAACTATCAATAATTGTGATGGTGTCATCTTCCATTTGTGTATCTATCAACTGTGATTTTAATTTCTCAATCTCAAGCTCTAGTTTTTCAGATTGTTTAGCTGTTGGATATCGTTTCAAGATTTCAGTAATAGCTTTAATAACTGTTGCATTATCTGCTTTCTTAATATGTCTTTCTACTTTTCCTGTTGTTGGATTAAGTATCAAAACCTCCTCATCTCGTTTACCTCTAGCGATTTCAGAAAGGATATAGAGCGCCTCTGTCGCATCCATGATATTTGACTTATGCAGCTCTTGCATCTGCTTATTTATGTACTCTTTTATCCCAACATTTCCCAACAGTTCAGTAATACGATTATTGGCATAACTCTCGCTATAACCAGCCTTAATTGCTGATTGATAGCCGTTTCCTGTCTTTATGTACTCATCTGCAAAGCGCCTCTGTCTTTCATTCATTCGCTCCCTCCTTTCCAACAAAAAATCACAAGTATTGCTACTCATGATTTCATTTTATATGCTAAAAGAGGGGATGTTTTACTGTTATTTTTGATTTAAGGCGCAAAAAAAGCCCCAATTAAGGGGCTAGATACAGCGCAATGACACGGATTCGCACCGTGGCTACCTCAATCAAGGTGTACTCCTTCTATACTATCCCTTGCGCTTTCTATTATAATTATACCACTCTTTCATCACTCTAGCAACCATCTTCTTCTCTTTAGTGGTCAGATTTGTAGCACCTTTCTTACTTACTTCATATTCAGCATGGAAATAACCGTGGTGAGTATGAGGCTGCATCTTTTTATGTTCATGGTCTAAATCTATCTGCTTACTACGTTTATTATTCGTATCATTGTATGTGATGCTTTTCAAGGTATTTTTATGCTTATCAACTAATACATATACTCTACCTTTGGTCATGGTTTCCATAGGTGCTACTTGTCCACCACTGCCATTTTGAGTGACAAATTTTATATTACCTGCTGTATGCAAGGTACTATATTCTGTCCCATACTTTTTGCCTTTGTTACTCATTCCAGAGCTTGCTCCTCGACCGCCCATTTGTCCATCCTTTCTGTTGTATCATTTCCAAAATAAATTACCTCAATACCTTTATAATCATAATCAACCTCACCACCATATACCAAAATACGCTTTGGCGCTATCTTTTTAATCATGGTATCTACTCCATCTTTCCACAATTCAAAGCGCTCTTTGCGTTGTTTTATGCCTACTGTACTGATGGCAACTGTGCTATGTTTCGGCAAACCATCAAAACAAAACTCATAACTTTCTGGACTTGACCATGATACAGTAGGTATGACTGTATAACCCCAATTCTGCATCATTTGGCCTATCAATCTTGAGCGATAAGTATTCCAAACCTGCATAGCTATTGGCATGTCTGTGTATAGGCTAAAATCCGGTGTGAGTACACAATCAAAATCAGCTAATTTCTCTAGGTAAAAGTCTGGGCGTTTCCAAATTCTTTCAAACTGATAATCATCTAAGAAAAAATGCACGGTAGCTGAATAGTCAGGTTTATTCAAAACATAGTTAAATCCCTGTAACTTTTTAGGAATATGATCAACTGGTTCAAGGATTGGCAAATTATATTTACCATCTGTGCGCGTGGCATCATAATCCAACAAATTATACTGGTTAATAGTATTCTGTCTGTGATATGGTTTTGTTGTCAGATTGTCCATATTATCCTCCTAATAAAAAACCTATGTACCTTGATTATAGATACATAGGTTAGGGTATTTTTACGGTTATTTAGATAGGGGGATGTACTTGTAAGTTGAAACAAAATACTTATCAAACCATTTGTTGATATATGTGTACGCTGGGCTAGGACTTAGATATAAAATTTTTTGACACGCGCCGATCACATTTATATTCTCAAATACATAGACCTCTTTTATCGTTTTTAACATTTTTCTATCTGATTTCTCGATATATTCATCTGTTACAGTTTTCAGATTTACCAAAAATACAGACTGTTCAATATTATTCTCTAAAAATGCCTCATGTATCTTTTGCTCCAAGATTGTTTTTTGAGGATTTTTCTTATCTCTCAAAAAATACCACTTTAGCCAATTGATTTCCCTGCGATGGATAACTGACAAGCGCTCTATTTTTTTCTTCGTCATCAGTCATGTATCACCCCCTCATCATTTATTGTACAAAGTCACGTTACTTGAGTGAGTGTAATACTCATCACCATTTTCAAAAGTAACACGAATACTATCCTGTTTCTCGTACTTCGCCCACTGTTTGACTTTGCCCTCTACGATTTGCCCATCTACCATTTTCACTTTTGCGTAATTAAAAGTGAAAGTTGTTCCAAGGACATCCTTGTTTCCACATGCTGCCAACCATACAAAAGACAAGCCAAGCAATGCGATTGCTAATAGTTTTTTAGTTTTCATTTGTTACCCTCCTTAAATAAGTGTGATTTTATCTTTTAGATTTTCTTTTACCGATTAGTTCAACTAAACTCCCTACAAGAAATACCAATCCTCCAAAAAGAAAAGAATGTACTAACAAAACTGGTATTAAATAAGGTTTGATTGGGAAAATTGAAAATACCCATGTAAAATACCATTCAATAAGCCCGCAAATAGTAAGGAAAATGACTGCAACTGTTGATAACATTAATGTTACTGCTCCAATACCTTTTAGAAAGTCACTCATCTTTCACCTCCTCAAAGTAACTATGAAATTTACTTAAATTGACAATAGCAACCTCTTCAACAGAATGCTTTCCGATATCAAAGTTTGGATCATTTTTTCCAAACTCTTTTTCTATAGCTTTTTCAGCCAATGATGGCAAACTGAATATACTTGCTCCGTTTTTTAAGGCAAGCGCTTGACCGTGTTTATTTACTATTCGATAACCCACATCAAACGGTCTGATTTTCGTTGGGATTTTTATGCGTTTGTTTTCATTTTTTATTGCTTGTTCAATCGTTTGTACCATCAATCCACTCCCTCTATATCAAACTCTAATCTATAATGCCCTTTTTCCTCACTTAATCCACCATAAACAAAGGATAACTTTTTGATAACCTTGTGATTATCGTCTGTCCAAATACCCGCATCAGTCATGCCATCAATGATAGCCTTGACTGTCGGATACAAGTTAGGCGGATCTAATTTAGATTTAGTAGGGCTGTAAATTGTAACTGTAACCTCACAAGGGTTAGAGGGGCTAAAAGCAGCCCTCCCTTTATCCTTGTTCATCGATGTATGCCAATAAGCAAAACCTCTAATGCGCTTAGTAACTTTAGCTTTATCTGTTTGATGTTGCCTGTCATTACTATTGATAACCATATTTAGAGATTTTAGCTTAGTGTTTCGAGGCAAAGAAAACTCAAATTTCATCTCACTTGCTCCAAAAGATGTTTAGCCAACGCTAATTGCTTTAAGCTAAATTCAAATCCTGTAATAAAGAAATCGTTGTAAAATTTATCTTCATTATCTGGCAATGTATTGTAATGATCACGCATTGCTTCAGCCATTTTGGTAAAGACTCCCTCGATATAATCAATTCCTTTGATGACTTCTTTTTTCTCACGCTCAAGGCGTTTTTTCTTTTGTCGCTTGTTCATCGCTTACCTCATTTCTTCAAATAACCTGGTGCATCATCCCCTATGTTGATGCTCTCATATTGCTCTTTCGTAACAAGAAACTTGCCATAAGCTCCAATTGTGACTGTATAATGCCCATCAACAATAGCTTTATCTGTTACTGTTCCGATAAGCTCACCACCAGCATTGTCAACTTGATAAATAATGACTGGTTTTCTTTTTTTCAATTCATCCACTTGTTGCTCCAGCTTGGCCACCTGTGGTTTATAGTGATTTTTGGAGATTATCAAACCTAGATTTAGCATTGATAGCGATAAGCCCACAAGTGCAAAAAATAGACCAACTCGATTTTTATTTTTCATGTCATGTCTCCAAAATCTTTATCACTGTATAAATCAAAGCGATAGCATAAGCATCAAAGATAAACCAAACCACCTTGTCCGCTTTTCCTTTTTTGTAGGTTTTGTGCCCAGCAACGAAAATCAGAATAGCAAGGAGTAAGCAAGCGCTGATAACCATCAATTTCAGAAATAAGATCATCTAATTACCGCCTAACTCTTCAACCACTTTACTTACAGCTGCTAAAATCTGTTCTTTTACTTTGGTGTCCTTGATGTCATCAATCCCCTCAACTTTCCCGGTTTCTACATTGATAGCGATTGAACCAACAAAAGAGCTATCTTCCTCATCAGATTCACCAAGAATTTCTTTAGCACTCTTGCCATCTAAGATATCTAGCAAATCATGACTAATATTGTGCATAATATTAGCTGTTTTAAATTTGCTCACATTCTTTGTCAAAAGAAAGTGTAACATTGCCTCTTTGCTCTCATCGTGTAGTGTCTCCGCGAACTCTTTCAAGTTCTCTACGATAGTTTCAGCTGATACCGTGTTTTTAGTTTCTTTAGTCATTGTTTTTTCCTCCTATGCTAATACTGTAATATGTTTCTGGTCTGCTAGTTGCTCTTTTAGATAGGCTGCAATGTTTCCTACTGCATCAGCTATCCAACGCTTACCATCTGCCTCAAATAAAGCCATATTTGCTTGCTTATCAATCCTAAAGACAAATAGACTTGCCGGTTGCTCAACCTCGCTAAATGTACGATATGGGCGCAATGTAACCGGATTAGGTGCTTTGCCTTTAGCAAGGCTTGCCACCCCTGTTTTAACTGTTGCTACTTGAGATACTCCATTATCTTCAATTTCAGCCCCATTCTCAATTTTCAATGCGCTAGCAAATTCTAGCAATGTGCCACGATCGTTATCGTCAATAAAGTTTGATTGCAACATGATATTGAACTGTTCCGATGATAGGAAACGGCCAAAAGATAACTCTGGGATGCGTGCCTTAACATCAACAAGTAATGTGCGATGTTCTAACTCATCATTTTCAGACCATACACAAACCTCATCATTTTTCTCAACTGCTACAATCAAGCGTTGGTTTTTCAAATTGTTGAGGTCAGTTTTGAGATAGTCAACAAGGCTTGTCAAGGTTGATAGCTCCAGAGTTTTAGGATAGCGTTTAGGATCAAGTTCTTTGAGGTTGAATTTATTGGCATCATAATACTCTGTGCCATCTGCAGCTGTTAAAATTTCTAATCCACACTCATTTAGTTTTACTACGTATTCCAATGCTGCTTTAAGATTTTCTGTTGTCATATTAGTTACCTACTTTCTTTTTGTTGAAATCAATAATATCTGGTTTCGTTTCTGTCTGCTGTTCAATTTCTGCTACTGGTTGCCCAATGTCCGTCAAAATTTCTCCGTTTTCGTCAAAGTACATTTGTCCAGGTACTGTACTTTTCAGCTCATTAGCATGTACTTGACCTGTATCAAAATCACGCCCAACAAGAATTGTTGTAGCTACTCCATTTTGAGGCGCAAATTTAGATTTTACCTCCATGATAGTATCAACCACTGTACGCTCTTCATTAGCTGACATTGTAAGTGTGATAGTCACTTTTCGTTTTGCTTTCGCATCTGTATTTAGGTCAAGGATGTTATCAAAGACTTTTTCAAGCTCTTTGTCTAGTTTCTCCTGTAATCCTCCATCTGCAATGTGGGTTAGGTCTAACCCAATAAGTTTTTTATCCATATTGTCCTCCTGCTTTAAATTAAGCTAATTTGAAATGACGATAGCATTTTCTCTTGTGCAGCCTTATAGAAATCTTTCTTAATTTCAAATCCATAGGCTGACCTATTCATCTCAATAGCAGCCCTTAGAGTTGATCCAGAACCTGCTACGGGATCAATGACAACATCGCCCTCATCTGTAAAAATTTCAATCAATCGTTTCAAAACTGGTATCGGTTTTTGCGTAGGGTGGATAACTGGGTAAGAGCTATCTTTTTCCCACGGGGCATGATTGAGTATCATAGCCCCACCATTGTTAAATTTAGGGAGTTTATCACGATATAATACCGTTGCCTCTTCAACCGCACCAACAATTTTCATATTGGCCTTTAGCACTTGAGGGCTTGATTTCTTTGTGAAATAGAGCGGATAAGCATTATTAAAACCGTGCTTTTTACCACATTCTATAATCATGTCTCGCTGTTGCCAGGCATGAAAGACAATCATAGCAGGCGCTTTCCCTTTTTCTTTTGGCTCTTTTTTAAGCAAACGGCTGCAAAAGTCAAAGAAATTATTGATTTTGAAATCATTATCTGTATCAAAAAATGATTTCCCTGCTAATCTGCTCTCTCCGTTTTTGTTATCGCCATCTTTGTACCATCTAGGGTCAGAGGCGTATGCATTATTTCCTAAATTGTAAGGAATATCAGCAATGATAAGTTGCGCCCTCGGTATGTTGTATCGCTTAGCATTTTCAAAGTGGTCATTGATAAGTTCAAATTTCATCACAACCTCCCTACTTCAAAAGTTTTTGTAACTGCTTTAAGCGATCTTGACTATCTAACAACTCCAGATAGGTTTTTTGGCTGATCAATACATATCCTGTCAGGTCATGACCTAGTAAAGTATCATCAACAAATAGCTCCATTTGCTCGGTTGGGGCGTCAAAGTGAGACTCTGCATCTGTATCCTTTTTCTTTTTCGTAAAGGTATTAGCAATAACCTCAATTTCTGACTCGTTGCTTAAAAATGATGATACTTGAGTATTTAGAGCATCGGCAAATGCCTCGATTTCCTCAATTGTTGGAGTTGTAACATTTCTCTCAATGTCACTTACTCGATTTTGACTAATGCCAACCATAGGGGCAAGATCATACTGAGTAAGCTCTGCCTCTTTACGGATAGCACGCATTTTAGCGCCATCAAATACTTTCATCTAAACACCTCCCCTCCATCTGAGTACCATTTGTTTTTAAGTACATGACGTGCAATCTCACATTGCACTTGTGGTTTCTGATAATAATCCACTTTTGCCTTGTGATTTTTGATGGCTTGCATAGTGTGAATTGTAACAATCGCTGCCCATGTGATAGACATCAAAGTTGTAAGTACCATAACGATTTCAATTTTTGTCATTTTTTTCTGTTTCCTTTTCAAATTGGTTTAGTACTGTCTGAAATATATCCAAAAGTAACTTTTGAGGTATATTAGACCGTTCATTATACGATTTAGAAAAATTACCCCATTCAATTTCTGCTGGATTTATATCATTGTTGAGATTTAGAAATAGATTGCTTGCAAATTTGGTCGGTTTTTGCAAAGGGTAATCATAGTTGTTGTACCTTGTTGGGTTTTTATAGGGCAATGGAAAGCCTATAATAGTTTCTATATACTTCCATAGTCTCCCTGTTGCTGGGTTTTCAATTATCCAATACTTAGGCTGATACCTCTTTATGATTTCAATGGTATTAAAGGCGCATAGCTCACCGTTAACACGTTTCATAAATTGCCTATCATAGCGATAATTATTGTACGCATCCTCATAGTCTTTGTTCGCTCGAATAGTAAACATACTAGGTGGTATTTGAGGTTCAAATAGACTATCTGATAAATCTTCCCGTTTCCAACAAGCGTTGCCATTTGTCATCGCACTAGCATTTGACCAACTTTCACAAGGTGGACTTGCTATGATTAAATCTGGATGTGGTAGCTTGTCAAGCGTATCAAATAGCTTATTATCGCCAAATAGCCGTGAGTAATCAGCAAGGTTTAGGGGGATAAAATGATTGTTCTTGTTTTCAATATCTATCCCAATCGGATATACTTCAATATTCGCCCCCCCCGAACTATTAAGCGTGTTGATAGCTTTAGTATATGAGCCGTTACCACTATCAAACAACGCCCATACTATCATTTTCTGCACTATATCACCCTCTCATATTATTTCTGATAGTGAAAGAGTGTTTAGGTGGTGAATCCTCAAAGGCATCTTGAAACTCTTGATTGATTTTGCGGATATTGAAAGGCTCGACGGCATGGAAATAATAACCATGTTCATCAATTTCCCCCTCGATACCAGTTGCCCACGACAAGAAAACAGCTTGTTTACACGATGGGCAAGTAATAGCCTTGCGATGCGCTCCTACCTTAACCACTTTACAGTGTCCACAAAATGGGCATTGTAAGTCGACTTTAACTTTGATAAATTCCATTCAGCACCTCTTTCTAAAACGGCAAATCATCATCACTGATATCCAATGGGTTTGTCGGTCTGCCAAATGGATTGTTATCACGGGTGAAATCAGGAACTGGATTTGTTGTGTTCCCCTCAAAGAAACTACCTTGTTGTCCGTAACTATTTCCATTTTGGAAATTGTTCCCTGTGTTATTTCCGTTTTGGAAAGAACTGCCCTGGTTGCTGTAACCCTGTTGTTGATAACCGCCATGATGATCTTGATGGCCTTGATTATTTTGCTGACTGTTACGACTTTCTAGCAATTGGAAATTACTAGCAACAACCTCTGTGACATAAACACGTTGGCCTTGTTGATTATCATAGCTACGTGTTTGAATTACTCCTGTAACTCCGATAAGAGAGCCTTTTTTAGCCCAATTAGCAAGATTTTCAGCTGACTGTCTCCAGATAACGCAATTGATAAAGTCAGCCTCACGCTCTCCAGCCTCGTTCTTAAATGGACGGTTTACAGCAAGAGTAAACGTAGCAACCGCAATATTAGATTGCGTGTATCTCAGTTCAGCATCTCTTGTAAGTCGCCCTACTAAAACAACGTTATTTATCATCCTTTACCTCCATCTCCTTAACATCTGTAACAATCACATCATCAAGACTCAACTCATTCCATAGTAACGATGACATTTTTACAGCAGCCATATAGTAATTTTCAGCCTCAACCACCATCCCTAAGTCTAGGTTATCCCGTTTAGCCAATACATAATATTTATTTTGTGCCATCTTGTACCTCCTCTAAATCAGAAGATTTAACAAACACACCATCCACCATCTTTCCTTGACGGTCTTTGATTTCATTCCATGCCAATTCAAGGCACTCTGTCAAAGTCAAATCAAATTTCTTAGCAACAAACACCAGATAAATAGCAATGTTACGGCTACTTAACTGAATTTGAGTGCGTGCGTTAATGCGATTTGTATTAGTTGAAACATCAACCAAACCACGCGCAATCAACCCAATTTCATTAGCAATGTGCAAGTACAGTAACTCTACTGACCACTGATCTACATAATGAAAGTTATGCTGTCCGTTCTCATCTGGATTGAGAGACAAATGGATTTTAGAAAAGTTCATCTGTTGAGCTAGGA